ACATTGTAAAACAAACGAAGAACAAAGAACCAACTGCGGGGTTTAACGTGCATCCCGAGAACATTAATCGCAATGGTAGACCTCCCTCGGGCCAAGCCTTAACAGATATTATGCGTGAGGTATTGGAAGAAGACTTACCCAGTGGTAAGAAGCGTAAGGAGGCACTAGTTAGAAAGGTGTTAGAACTAGCGTATGAAGGTAACGAGTCTATGGTACGTCTAGCGTGGAGTTATCTTGAGGGCAATCCAAGACAAGCAGTAGATATGACATTTAAAGAAGCACCTAAACCTATTATTGGCAATGGAATACAAAATAACGACAGCAACCAAAAAGATATTCCAACTAACAAAGAGAATTAGAGCTGTTAGTGGTGGAACATCTGCATCTAAAACTATATCCATACTTTTATGGCTCATAAACTATGCCCAGATGAATCACAATGAAGTTATCTCAGTGGTATCAGAAACTCTTCCACACCTAAAAAGAGGTGCAATTAGAGATTTTCTCAATATTATGCAGGGCCACAATTACTTCAGAGAGGACTTATGGAACAGAACCGACTTCATATACACTTTTGAGACGGGCTCAAAGATTGAGTTCTTTGGTGCTGATCAATCAGATAAGGTTAAGGGTGCAAGAAGACAAGTCCTTTTCATAAACGAGGCTAACTCTGTCTCTTATGAAACATTCACTCAGCTTGAGATACGTACCTCAAAGGTTGTGTGGCTTGACTGGAACCCGGTGCAGGAGTTCTGGTTCTACACTGAGGTTAAACCACATATAGACTGCGACTTCATAATACTCACTTATCTAGACAACGAGGCTTTCACACTACCAGAGCGACAGGCACTAGAGACGCATAGACATAATACGGGTTGGTGGAAGGTCTATGGTGAGGGACTACTGGGTCAGGCAGAGGGTAGGATCTATAAGGACTGGGTAATGCTTGATGAGATGCCCAATCCCTTTGATACAAGGCTTGAACGCTATGGCCTAGACTTTGGATATACAAACGACCCCACGGCTATTGTTGCTGTCTATAAGCATAACGAGGCTTACATACTTGATGAGATTATGTATAGAAACGGCCTTCATAACAGGGATATAGCCAACATGATACTAAATCTCCCTCCGGCTCTTGTTGTTGCTGACTCGGCAGAACCTAAGTCTGTTGATGAGATCAAGGGATATGGAATAAACATTATAGGTGCGTTAAAGGGAACAGGCAGCGTCCTACAAGGTATACAGTTTGTTCAAGGTAAGCAGATAGAGGTCACTAAAAGAAGTGTGAACTTGATTAAGGAATACCACAATTACCTATGGATGACTGATAAGAATGGAAAGGTAATAAACGAACCCACGCCTATCATGGATCACTGCATGGATGCTGTACGCTACGCCATGAGTGCAGACTTTGTTAAGTTACCCCCAGCCTACCACGCACCCAATAAAGAGAGGATCATGGGAACTGGAGCTATGACTGAGTGGGGTGGAGTAGAAGGCTATTAGAATATATGACTAAGTATATTAAACTAACTGAAGAGCAATTACGTCATATAATAACTTCGGCAATGTGTTTTGTTAGGAATAAGGAGGAATACAATAGACCTCATACAACAAACGAAGACATTAGTTTAAAAGCTACTAAGTTAATTATGGAGTTGTTAGAGAAATAGAAGGCTATTGATTTTTACATAAATAATATGGATAGTTAAAGTATGGATGAGTTCACAAAAGACGAAGATATCTTAAAGATCCAACAGGATAAAGAAAGTGCTATGGTATTTAGAGAGAGAAAGCACGATGACTGGACTGATAACAACACGCTTTACAGAGACAGAGTCATTACTAATCGTTTAACACAACGCCAAACAATCAACATCCCACTTATGAGGTATGGGCTTCAGACTATTATGAAGGATATAGATGATGCACCACAGCTCTTCTTTAAAAACCTAGATAACAATCAACAGAAAGAAATCTTTTATAACGAATACTGGAATAAAACGGCTGAGATAAACAGACTCCCAATTAAAGACAGGATAGATAAGAAACAAGCATTGCTGTTTGGTCGTACCTTTAAGAAACTTAACATAAGAAATGGGATGTTCACCTTTAGCGTTGAAGACCCGCAGGATATGCTTGTTGAGAGGCACGTAGATCCCTCAGACCTAGACTCAGCAAGGTTTCTATGTCAGACAGATATATATAGAACACTAACCTCAGTTATAGAGGATGAGAGATACGACAAGGGAGCAAGGACTGCTTTAAAACAGTACTTTGCTAAGGACTCCACATCTCAAGAGCAGGAGAGCAATATGAACTCATATCAGGAGAAGGCTGAAAGAATGTCCGAGATGGGGCTTATTGATGCTTTCGACCCACTTGTAGGTGAGACATACATTGAATTAAACGAAGTATTTAGAAAAGAATGGAATAAGGATATAGAGGATGAGGAGATAATCATGTACACAGTAGCCTCAACCGATGGGGGAATGTTTAAACTATTAAAGAAGCCTTTCAATGAGGTTGTGGGTAAGACCGAAGATGACTTCTGGCAGTCTCACTTCCCTTATACGTCATGGGGTACAGATCTTGAACGTGGAGACTTCTGGTCAGATTGTCCAGGAGATACCCTAAGACAGCCTTGTAAGGTATTAAACTCATGGGCTTCGGGCTTAGTTGAGAACAGAACCTTAAAGAACTTAAATATGCACTACTACGACTCAAGTGAGCCAACATTCGTTCCTCAGACGTTTCAACCCGTACCCTGGGGCTGGTATCCAACACCAGGAGATCCCAATAAGATAATCAAAGACGTAGCCGTACCAGACTTATCAGACTCATTAGATGAGATTCAGTTTATGATCTCGATAGCCGAGAAGTCTGTTGCTGCATCAGGGACACAGACAGGCCAGACAGAGCAGAGACAGATCACACTAGGTGAGGTTCAGTTGGCTGTAGCTAATGCACAAGAACGTACTAAGAGCTCCGCACTGTTTTATATAGAGGACTGGAAGAGCTTTGGACTCAAGTATACAAAGATGCTTGACGCTAAGATGGATGAACTCGATATCCTAAAGATTGGTAAGAAGGGGCGTAACAGCTCAAGGATTTATGTTAAAGAAGTCTCTCCAAAGGATTGGTACTCAAAGGGTGGGTATAAGGTTGAGGTTAAGATCAAAGAAGACAAGGACATGGAAGACACGAATAACATCAATAAGTTAAAAGCAGTTCAAGCCTCAATGCCTATGAACGTACCTCTCCAAAACATAATCAAAAGAAAACTATTAGACTTTGCAAACGTCAGTTCAGACGACCAAAAAGAGGTCATGGACTTTGAAGAACAGAACATGACGCCTCCTATTGACCCTGCAACAGGACTTCCAATGGTACAGCAAATGACTTCGGGAGCTGCTACAATGCCACAGGCACAACCTATGGCTCAATAATATGAACCCTTTAGATAAAATACTAAACGACTATGGATTAAAATATGAAGACCTCAATATTGAGGAACGTGATACCTATAATCAGGCCAACTTCAAACTTAAAGAGATGACAGTTGCTGATATTAGGAAGTATGTTTCTGATATGAAGAACTCCATTGCATTACAGATCTGCGATGTTGAATATGACGTAGCCTTAAAAGCAAGATTGAAGAATTATATTTTATTAGAAGCTTTCTTGTCTTCTCCTGATGCAGCTGAGAAGGCACTAAGGGATGCAATGGCAACCTTAAAGCTTCAGAAAGGAAAATAATGATACCAATGAATGTAGATTTTATGGAAGTATTAGATAGTATCACAGCCAAGTCAGTAAGTGAGCTTGAGCCTGACGAAATAGCCTTTTTAAAAGCTAGAGTGTATTACTTGACCCCCGGTCAGTTGCAGAAGTTTGATAGTATCTTGGTTGAGCCTTCAATAGAAGAACCCAAGAAAAGAGTATTTAAGAAAACTAAGTAATTATTTTTGACAGATAGCCGAACTCTGATCAAACAGAAAGGTTTTATATCATGCCTAAGTTAGACAATCGTGCAAAGAAAGAAGAGTTAGATAAAGTAGTTGAAGAAGCCCTAGAAACTCCTGTAGAGGAGACTCCTGTTGAGGAAGTAAAAATTGAAGAACCTGTGGAGGAGGTAAAAGATGAAACTATTAAAGAACCTGAAACTAAAATTGAAGAAGTTCCTGAAGAAACTAAAGAAGTAGAACCCGATTATAAGGAGAAGTATAAAGAATCCAGTAAGGAGTCTCTCACACAGTACTTTAAGAATAAGAAACTCACAGAGACTATAGATGAAGCAAACGCTATTCCCGAACCAACAGAGGCTGAGATGGTTAGTTATGCAAGACAGCATGGTGCTGATTATGAGTACCTAGACGAGTTCCAAAAGGCCCTATTAAAAGACTCTCTACATACACAGAGGTGGAAAGAGAAAGTAAGTGGTGTAGTTAAGGAGTCTAAGGATATAGATGCATGGGTGGATAAGGTAGATAGTTTTACCAACTCAGTTGAAATTATAGCCAAGTACCCCTTAGTAGAAGAGAACTCCGAGGAGTTTAAGAGATTTTGTATGAAGCAACAACGCAGGGGAATGGATCTCGAAGACCTTGCAACATCTTTCTTATACGGTCTGTCCGATACTCCTGTTAAGAAGCCAAGCAAGGGTTCAATGTTACTTCCTTCAAGTGGCGGTGGTGCAGTAGCAAAGCCTGTGGGACTCAATGAAGAGGATGCTCAGAAGATGAGACTTAGTAATCCTAAAGAGTATAGAAGACTCATAAAAGAAGGAAAGTTTAAGATAGAAATCTAGCACTCTGGGTGTGGGCTTGACACATCCAAAAAATAACTTCAGAATAGATATATTAAGCTAACTTCGACGTCATAATCGGAACTGCAACCTACAATATTATTTATTTTAGTTTGAAAGGAAATACGATTATGGCAACATATCCTACAAAACTAGCCGAAGCTTTTGCTTCTCAGGCGTTACAGATCTTCTACTCTACTTCCGTAGCAGATGCTATTACAAATAGCGAATACGAGGGTCAGATTAAAGATAAGTCTTCTATACTTAACGTCTTAACTTTCGGTGCAATAGATGCCCACAACTATACAGGTGCGGACATGACTGTTGACACGTTATCAGAAAGCAACGCTCAGCTAATCACAGATCAAGCGAAGTATATTTATTTTGAAGTAAAAGACTACGATACCTTCAGATCTTACATTAAGAACCCCGAATCTACCGTTGCAAAACAGGTAGCTTCAAGAATGAAACAGATCATTGATCAGTTTGTTCTTGGACTCTACGAAGATGTTGGAGCAGGTAACGTAGACGGAACAGATTACACCACAGGTACAGCCGCAGCTACTATCACGACAGGTGCAGTAGTTGGTGCGGGTGGTGCAACTTTCGATGCCGATATGGTTGGTAAAGGAATCAAGATTACCGGTCATACCAAGTGGTA